TATGCGTGTCCAATTATATCTCCGTTTCCGTAAGATGCTCCATATGATGCCCCACTAGCTTGTACATATTTGTACCCATTAACACCATAATAAGCAATACCATTGTTAGCAGAAAAATAATTTGCACCTGTTTCTCCAACTTCGCTAATACCAAACATATTAGCAGTATAATTTTCAGACCTAACCTCCCAATACCATTTTCCATTCCCTAGTGAAATTGTTCCACGAGTTTCTGTGTCACCACCACCAATTGTTTTTAAATTTCCTTCTGTTATAGTGTTTGAACCTATTTGGTCTAAAACATTTATAGTAGCGAAGTTATTTGTAGGTGTGTCAAGGACTACATCCACTGCTGTTAAGTTTGCTACAGCAAAATGATTATCATTACCGCTAGTATCAGCCCCTATACCACTAGAGTTTTGACTAGTACCTGTTTGTTTAAATTGCAATCTGTACCCATTAGTACCAAAAGTTAAACCTGACGTATCTTTAGGAATCCAGATGTCGTTTTTGAGTTGACCAAAAGATGCTGGAGTTAAAGCAAGACCATCTATAAAGTTTACGTCTGCCATATATCCATCATAATAACTTCCTGAAGCAAAACGCCCAATGTATTGAGCAACAGTATTATTAAAACTATTTAAATCATTATTTTGGGATGGATAAGCATCCTCTTCAAAACTCGTTTCTTGAACTCCGTTTACATAAAGTTTTACTCTGTTTGTATCTGTTGCTTGTGTAGTATCTATCGCCATAACAATATGATACCAAGCACTAACATCTCTATGCAGTCTATTAGTAATTATAAAAGCGTTACTAGAAGAACCACCGCTTCTAAGGTTTATTTCTATTTTCTCACTATTAAAACATATATAATTATCACCACCTGAACCAAAAAATCTTGGTTGATTTCCTAAATTGCCACGCTTAACCCAACCACTCCAAGTCATTGTTTTACGATTGCCAGCAGAGCCAGGAGTAAAATTTAAATCGTCACTAGCACCATCATCAAAACGTAATGAGTTACTTATCTCAAAAGGATAAAAACCACTTGCCGTGGCATACATGAATTGTGATGCACCAAAAGGACCACTCATTATGAGAACGCCAACTGTGGTGTGCCAAGCAGTATTCTATCTGCCGCAATAACGACATAAGGAATAAGATCTGTGGCACTTGCTGTTGTAGTTAAAGTAATACCTGCTCCACCTGCTGTTTCATAATCTGTTCCTAAGGACAATGTTCGTGATCCTGTTCCATCTTGTATACACGCTATAAATCCTGACTGTCCTACAGTCTCAGTAGTTGGGTTAGCAAGAGTTACGTTACCTGTTAGTGTTAGTACAAAGTTCTGATTAGCACCAAAGTCTAGTGTGACTGAACCTGTATTAGATGTGTCTGTGTCAGTTGTAGCAACGGCTGTGCCTGTGACTGCTATGCCTGTGGAAGTGGTGTTAATCTTTTTTGCATTGTCATGGTAAATCTCTACTGCACCATTAGGGATAGCTTTAATCATATTTTCAGATGATGATTTAATCTGAATTGGGTGGTCATTTGCCGCTATAATCTGATTGAAACCACCACCATCGTGAAAAATCTGAAAGTCAGACCCAGCCCCAAACATAGCCTTTGCACTATCAGGAAATAGTATATCGTCTGTGCCTGTAGGAACAGTAAATACTGTAGCATCTGCATCGTTCTTTAATGTAATATCTGACGTGCTACCTTGACCTGTAAGTATTAAACCTTCAGCCGCTGTGTAACCTATAGCGGCATCATCACCTGACGCTGTATCTCCACCTACTCCTAATTTTCCAGCTACAGTTACATTCGTTGTACCTGTTGGAATAGAGACAACTGTAGCATCCGCATCATTAACAAGTGTTACATCATTAGTAGATCCTTGACCTGTTAATATTGCGCCAAGTGCCGCTGTATAGCCAAAAGCGGCCGCATCTCCAGCCGCTGTGTCGCCAGTGGGTAAAACAGTTCCTGTTAAATTAACATCTCCATCAAAAGAAGTATTTACCAAAAGATCATACACCACTGCTCCAGAGCCACCTCCGTCAGTTGCAATTATTTTGGTTTGCCCTGCTGGGATCGCTACATTAGCACCACTTCCCTGTGTAAAAGTTAAAGTGTAACTTGTTGCATTATACATAACCCAAATTTTAGAAGATGTGTTAGGAAGAAGAGTTACTGTACACGCTTGACCACCACCTGTAAGTTTTATGGCTAAACTTCGGTCTGCATCACCTTCATTGCCATCACCTATTGTCATATTGTCTGTTGAGGCATTAGCAATCGCTCTTGTACCCCAACCAAACGCTTCTCCTATAAGCGTTAAATTTACATTTGTATTTGTACCCCATGACCCAGACGCATCACCAGTGGCCATCTCATTGAGCCTGAGGTTATTTACATAGGAACTAGCCATATCAATCGATCCTTATTATTGAGTTTGCCCCTGCCGCTGGGAAAACAATTTGAAATGTACCGCCTGCGACTGTGAAGTCACCGCCAAAAGCTAATACGGCAATTGCCTTATTACTATTAGATGCATTATAAATTAACGCACCATTGGCTGTAAACGTAGCTGAAGTCCAACTCGGATCAGCCGCGTCAAAACAACCTGAAGTACCAGCAGTTGTAACTGCATTTGAAGATAACGTAACACCGCCAGTTGCGTATCCGTTGCCATTAGCAACCTCATTGCTAGTTGAGTATGCTGTAGTTGCCGCTCCCAAACTAGCAGAGCTAGTGTAAAGAGCAATTTTTATTGTATCTGTAACCATCTGATGTTCTTCTTTTAAAATTTCAGCCTTGAAACTTGTACACATTGCCTGTGAAATAGCCATTTATATTCCTCCATTGTATTCAGCCGTGTAATCTCTTAGCATTTCTTGCTGGAATAACTGAGCCGATTCATCGAATTGTTGTTTGTATAAGGTTAACGTATTTGCGTCTTTTAGGAAAGCAGAAGTTTCATACAGGCAAGCCGCCAGTAAAAGGTTCTCTGCATGATTGCCTAACCACGTAGTTGTGTTGCTTGATGTTAAGCCTGCCGCTGGAGCAATAAACTCAGCACTGTAAGCAAGCGTTGCATCAGGCGTTGGAGCAAGAGTTATAACAGTTCCTGATGTTCCTGCCGAACTCGTACTGTACATTATTGGCGTTCCTTGAGTTGTCGAGTTTGGCCAATAATCTCTTAGATAGGAATCTATTCTGTGATCTAGAAAGCTAACAACATTGCTAGACGTAATAGAAAGATTCCTAATCATTCTTGCACTTGCGATTGTGTATTGGGAAGTTCCTACGACAAGATTTGCCGCTGAGGACGTAAACCTAAAACATGGCAAGTTTGGCAATCTTTGAAAGATCATTTCTTCAGCTTGGCTAATAATTTGATCTATAGATGCCGATAATTCAGAAGAATCATCTTCTGTAAAGTTTTGTATGTTTGATACTAAGGTCGAATAATTCATTTAGTCACCCCACTCTCCTTCACCCCAAGTTGATTGACCCCAACCTTGTAGGTTAACTGCCTCTGTTCCTATTGCACCTGTGCCTGCTACGCCTGTCTCAGTTATAGACAATTGCATATTTGGCCCATCTGTCTCTCCAAATACTCCAATTGCGCCTGTGCCTGCTACACCTGTTTCAGCAATTGATAATGAGAAGGCTTCTGTTCCTGTTGCACCTGTGCCTGCTACACCTGTCGCATTAACAGTTGGATTTAATACAACTGTTCCTATTGCTCCTGTCGCGGCTACACCTGTTACAGATACAAGCATAAGAAGATCAACTTCTGCATTTGTACCATTCCCAACTCCACCTCTACCATTCACGCCAATACCAGGTAGATCTCTAGGGTCTATTGTCCAATCTTGAGTATACCCAACAAAGAACGTAAAATTGTCAGGATCATTATCAGGTCTAGGTTGAAATAACGCTGTCGCATCTATAACATTTTTAACTGGTGTTAACTGAGGATGTTTAGGATCATACTCTTCAGGCTCGACACGCAAATTATCCCAAGTCGTTTTAAGGTTTCTGTATTTAACCTTAAAGCCACTTATGTCGCTCATCGCATTTGATTTCTTACCTGATGCGTATCTTGCCATTTCCTATCCTAAGTTCATTCCTGTCGGATGAATCCGTAAACTTACTCCATCATTATCAGCCGAAGCCGCTAAATCAAACGATTTCTGATAAACATCTTCTAAAAGTTGAAATTTATCAGGTGCATATTTCAAAGCCAATTTGCTTGATAGACCTGCACATATACAATCAGACCAACGATATGGAACATCAGCGTCTTGATATGAGGCTGTTACATCTTCCAATTGGTTTACTGCCCAGTAACTTAAACTGTAAGTTGTAACGTCAGGTATTTGCCAAACGTAAATTTGGGGAGTGTACTGCTTGTTTATCATATACTGACTTGGTTTTCCCGAACTTGTTTTATTTGGAATTTGATTATAATCTGTAATCGATATTCTATTTATTACTTGATCTGCCGTGTCAGTTCCTGCGCTATCTTTCACAACAACATCGATAAGGTCTACAGTTCCAACAGGTAAAGTATATGGAGTTGTTTGATCTTTAACTAAAGTTATACTTGCGTTTGTAACTGTCCAGTAATTTATACCACGATTAGACCATTCAGAAAATAACAGGTTCAAGCTCCTTCTAGCCGAAGAAGCCTGATCGCCTGTTCTGGTTTGAGGGTCTATACCACAACGCTCATAGGCTTCTGCTATAATCTCTTCGACATCGGGTCTATATGCGAATGTTCCTGAAGTTGCCATTAATAATCTTTAGATGCCCTAATAACAATCTGGTACGCATCGCCTGCCGCGCCTGCACCAGTTGTTGTGAATTTAATATCGCCTGTTCCATTAGTTCCGTAAGTGCTAGTGCTTGGTAGACCTCCGAAAATAGTAAAGTCTTGGTAACCACTTTGACCTTCGTCAAGGTGAAGAACTATAATATCTGTATCTGCGTCAGCTAGAACCTCAACAGTCATAGCATTTATAATCCACCAACATTCTAAAATACGAAGACCTGTACAGGTATCGCCATTAGCATTTTTAGTTAAAGCGGAAACATCTATTTTGGAAACGGCACTCTCATTTCCAGTATCAACATATTGATACTGAAAAGCAAAAGTAACCTCTCTGGTACTTTCACTGATCTTTGTTACAGTTTTAATATCAGCCATTATTTAATCCTTTATGAAGTGGCAGGGGAAAACCCCTGCCTAATTAATGTTTACTCAAAAGGTGTAGCTAATGTGCCGTCACCATGTAGATGAGCCGCGCAATGCCAACGAGTTGCTGATTGTGCTGTTAGCGTAATAATGCCACCAGTTAACCAACCTTGCTCTACTGATCCTAAATCGATTGTATCGTCATCACTTTGATCGGGGATAAAGGTATTATTATCGCCAGCCGTTGCTGGGTCAAAGACAGTTGCAAAGCCAGAATATAAATCCGCTGTGGCTCCTGTGTTAATTTTTCCTGCTCCTGAAAAAGTTGTACCAACAATAAATATATATTTCTCACCGCTTGCGGCCGCTGTTAGCTCAGGAAGAGTCACAACAATACCTGCCGCCCTAGCAAGGATAAATGTAGTTCCAGACTGTGCCGCTGTTACTGCGTAAGTAGCCGCATCAATCGTAACCACAGGTGCTTTAGCAGTTAAAGTACCAGTAAGAGTTGTATTACCAGTAACTGCAAGAGTGCCACCTATACTTGTATTGTTAGAGAAAGTTGAATTAGTTGTTACGTTTCCAACAGAATCAAAAGTGATGTCGTTGAAACCAGAATCGGAACGTACTGTTCCTTTGAATGTAGTATTAGCCATGTAAATCTCCTTATCTTGGCAAATGTCAGCCACACCATGCGACTGTTAAGGAATGAAGGAGGGCGAACCCTCCTCCACATTATTATATTTAGGCCGCTCCCTCAGAGCCGAAAACGCCACGCCAGTCGGTGAAGCCAAAGCTGTAACGCTCACGCACCTTATAACGTACATTTCCAGTTTCGAAGTCGCCTTCCATGCCTTTTTTCATAGGCGATCTTTGGAACATCTTCAGTCCATCTGGAACATCAGTTGTCACGAACCACGCATCAGAGTCTGTCAATCTACGCATAACGTGTGACCCACCTGGTAGGTATCCGTTATTTTTAATTGCGTTGATTGCATTATTAGCTGTGTCGTTCTGAAGGTCTGATTGCAAGATACGATTTGCAGTGAAGGTGTAAGCAGTTGGAATCACCAACGTCTGACCTTGTGCCGCAACTCGAAGACCGCGATCATCTTTCATATCAGCTATGTTAATAAGCACAGCTTCTAGTGAAGTCTCAGATAAATCAGCCGCTGTTCCCAAAACATTAGACTGGTTTCCAGATCGGGTTGGGTGTGATGCACTTAAAAGTGTAACTCCGTCACCGCCTGTGTAGCCTGCTGTTTGTGAGAAATTAAGGACGTTAGCCGCTTTTAGCTCTTTAGTGGAAGCCATCGAACGGGCTAGTGCCTTAGTGTAGCGTGAAGCAATCGAACCATACTGGCCATCTTCTTCAGCTTCTTCGCTGATTGCGAAAGCCAAAGCGATTGTTTCGTGCTGATAACGGGCAGTCCATTGCTGACCTGCATCGTCATATGAGATTGCGCTACCCTCATTTTTAGTAGGTGCATTTCCGAACCCTTGTAGCAAAACATCTTCTTCGAATGCTTTGTTACTTGTGTTGGAAGAGAACACCGCTGAGTATTCTGGTGGATAGCTGTCGTACTCAAGCCCAAAGAGGGTATTGAGTCCTGGTTCAAGCATTTTAGCAAAACTTGCTCTATTTAAAGCCATTGTTCATACCCTCCTATATGCCTGCGCTGTCTTTTAGAAGATGCTCGTTTATTAGCACTTCCATGACGGCATTCGCACCAAAAGCATTTTCTGGTGCATCGTAAAGAGCCATGATCTTACAGGTAGCTGTACCTGCGGCCATAGTTCCACTAATTTCAAACCCAGATTGACCTGTTGTGGTCGAACCTGCTCCAGCAACAACATCGGCACAATTACCAATGTTAGTCTGTGCAGGAGATCCTGCGGATTGAACTTTGAATACAGTGTACGGATCATCATAGATATAAATAATTATATCTGTGGCGACTGTGCCTGAAGGCCAGTATTCACTGTAAACGTATGAGCCATCACTTGCTGTGTAACTTACACCATCAAACACACCGATGTTATTAGTCTCGGTTGCTGTGTGCGGAGTTATAAGCCCTGTAGCAATAATTATACAAAGATCACCTTTGAAGATGTTCTCTGCTAATCCACTTGCACAAGTATACTTATTAGTCCGTGGTGCATTACCGCTCATGTGGCGAGTTGGGACAAACCCAAATGCGGCGTCTGCATTAGCCATATTTTCGCTCCTTTAGCGTTAAAGTTTTAATCATCCATAGCAGACAGTGGTCTGCCACGGCTTGCTGAAGACTTCCTATCTTGAAAGATCGGTTGTCCATTGTTTCGTCCTATCGCATCAAGTTCGCCTACAACTGATTCATTTTGCTCAATGTTCCTGTTTTCATAGTAAGCCTTTTGAGCTTCACGTTTTTCAACAGGCATTTCACAGAGCAACATGCCTTCAATTCCAATTGAACCTGCCCACTGGCCGTGATTGATAGTCGGAAACAACTTATCATCTTTAACGGTGTCAGCAGGGCGTGGTTGCCATCCTTCTCGCATACGCTTGTATACGTTGTCTGGCGTTTCCTTACCCTGAATCGAGGTAGCTATCCATCGTTGAACATACCCTGGACGAGCTTCTGGAGCGTCCAACAATGCTGGTGGTTGCCATGCGGTATCGGGGCGAGGAGCCTCCTCACGCACAGAATTACGGGTTTCACTTGCGCGAACATTTCTTGCTTCAGCCATTTAACTATTCCTTTCTAGTTTTCTAATTTCCGAGGCGTATCGTTTTAAACCAGCCTCATCTGTTATTCCAACTTCTCTAGCCGCTGATAGTTGTTGCTTAGTCAGGCGAACCCTATTGCCCTTGTAGTTTGGAGAACCACCGCCTGTAGAGGGCGCGACTGGTGACCTACTTTTGGTTCTCATCGGTTTACTCGGACTTGATCCTGAAACTAACTCAGGAAATACGTTTTGTAAACGATTATTTAATTGATTATAATATTCATCACTGTCCTTGTCGAACCCTTCAATATCTAATTGGACATCAATGGCTCTTGCGGCCGCAGTTTCACGCTCGTAACCTGCGCCATTAAACCATTTATTTTTATCCCACCACTGCATTGCCTTTACAGGGGCAGGGTCTTGTGCCGCTTGCACCGCCCTACCGACAGTTGGGGATATGGTTTCCTGTTGCACTCTCTGGTTTTTTTGCATTTCAGCAACACGCATTGCGGCTCTCATGTCAGCTATTTGCTCAGAAAAATTTACTTGAGCTTCTGTATC